GCTGCGACTTCCTTCTGTAATTCCGGATCAAGTACGCCTTTGACGAACTCCACTGCTTTCTTTTCGTCTGACAAGAGCTCCATAAACAGAATGTCGTATGCAGGTGTCTCCTTGAACTTCTCGAAGAGATCGCGTCCATTATCATCCTTCTTGATGAAGCGTCTACCATCCTCCGAAATTTCTCCGTACGACTTACGGATAAGGTTCTCGAAGGTATCCATGATGTCAGCGTTGTCCTTTGCATTAACAATCTTTGATAACTTATCAACTAATGAGCCCTCCGTCTTAAGGAAGTCCCTTGAAATTTCTCCCTTGGAAAGGTTGAAGCAAAATTCTTCCTTTCTCTCTTTTCCAAAAAAGTCTGTGTAAGTAATTTCTTTCTTATACATAATATTTGTCTCCTTTTACGCATTTCGGAATAATAGAATCCCCAAGAGCAGTGGGATATGCCCTCGGGGACCCAAGAAATAGGTATTCTATGGACGGTAAATGTCCCCGGCTGACTTATGCAAAGTGAAGCTTAACGGCGTCCGGAAGTGGAAGTGAAGGTGCTATAGCAGCTGTTCCAGCATCTGCATCTGCATCCTTACCCCAGATGATGTCTTCGAAAGCCTTAAGCTTATCAGCATCAACTGTTGTAGAGTCGATTACGAGATGAGACATAGGTCTCTCTGAGAATGATGTATTCACAGGAGTTGTCTCGAAATCGAATGACATTGTCTCAGCCTCAGGTGAGTCGTTGATTGTCTGATGTGCCTTCTCAGAAGGTGATACAGTTGCACCGTATACAAGATGAAGCTTGTAACCGTAGTCGATACCCTCTGTATCATTACCAATCTTGGTTCTGTATGAGAGACCGAAAGGCTTTCTTGTCTGAAGGTTACCAGTTACACCAGGAAGGATGGTCATCTCACCATTGCACTCCTTGAATTCATCTGGATATGTGTAGCACTCGATGGAACCACCGAATTCCTCTGCTGCTCTGATAGCACCGTACTCGATGTTATCTGCGTAGAACTTATTGTTATCAGCACCTGAAGGTGACTCTGTTACGTTTACAAGACCGTTCCATGCAACACCAAGTGAATACACACCGGCTGTTGGTCTGTACAGAACACCGTGGTCAACACCAAGCTCATAAATCTTCTGGCCTGCGCCATCCCATGTAAGTCTTCCTGCTGGATTAGGCATAATTAATTCCTCCTATCAAAAATATAACGTAAATACGTCGTGGTAGAGACCGTCGTTAATAAACTGACGATCGTGGTGTATAAAGTCAAAAGCCCCAAGAAACTTCTTACGTTTCTCAGAGCTTGGAGACTTGTAAACATGTGTAACTTCGTATACGTCGTCCATGCGGTATTTCTTGTTATCCGCACTATCCGTATCAACTGTTTTGAATTTGTAAACTATACAAGGATATGACATTCGCACATTTGATCCTGGCTGAAAGTAACAATTGGGTTCAATTGTCTCAAGAATCTCGCCAAGAGCTAATCTTGTTTTATTCTCAGCCATTGTCTTCCTCCTTATACAACTTACCAAACGATAGCAACAGTCTCGGGTAGCGAACTTCTACTGAATTAACAGTCCATTTAGCCCCACAAACTTTAACGTATAGAATGTTTTGGAAGTTGTTTTGAAGGAAAGGATCCATAACGACACTAAGCTGATTACTCAAAGAGAGATCGACGTTAATGTTAGATGACTGGTCATTGTTCTTAGACAATTTAATCAAATCACCCATAAATTGTTTAACTACAGATTTCTCCTCCCAAACATGAGGTTCGGTTTCAACCTGCATTGAGAACGCTATATCGCCATACCACTTCATAAACAACCTCCATTTTGATCAGCTGATCAATCCTCGTCCTTGGCTGCAAACTTAACAGCTGTTGCAACATCGCCTGCGCCAAGATCGATGCCAACAATATAGGAATCAATGAAAGCTACAGGCTTGAACATCTTGTCGTCAGCCTTAATGATGAGAAGATTCTTCTCGAAAGCTTCCTTAGCAGCTGCAACTCCAAGCTGGTCTGTGAAGTCAGCATCAGCATAAAGCTTAGCATCGTTGCCGTAAGCAACAAGGCTGCAAAGATTGAGATCCTTGGCATCCTGGAATGTCTTTTCCATCTTTCTGATATCGTTCATGACTTTACCTCCTTATAGAATCAAACTACCTTGTAGTAGAATGTTATTGCAGAGAATGGCTTGATCAGCGCACCAGACATACGTGTCTCATAGAGATACTTGTACTGGTTGTAGTCAAGATCGAAGTCATCGAAGAAATCGGTCTTAGCACCCTTGTTTGTACCAATGTTGTAGTCAGCAAGGTTAACCTCTGTACCAGCTACAGGGTATCTCTTCTTTGTGCCGTTCTCATCGATCTCGATTGTAAGGCCGTCCATAACCTCAACGTCGATAACTGCGCTTACACGCATAGCTGTAGCAACTTCAGCTTCGGACTTGTACAGTCTGTGACCGATTCCATCCTCAAGAAGAAGAGCGTTGGTAAGCTCATCCTGAGTTGTGTAGAACTTAGGGTTACCAGATCCCTTGTAAAGCTTACGAGCCTTAATAAGGGCCTTGATAAGAGCCTTAGCCTTGTCTTCGTCGGTAGCGTTCTGAGGAATCTCAACAGCATACTTAACTGTATAGAGATCAGCATCGTTGTATACCGGACGAATACGATCCTCATGGATCTTGTCATCATCGTCAGCAGGTCTACCATCACCGATAAGGATTGCACGTGCAACTTCCTCACGGAGCATCATCTGCATCTCAGCCTTTACCCATGCGATAACATCGATATCTACGATATCATCAATATCATCCTTATCGAAACGCTGCTTCTTGATGATTGTCTGAGGCTCAGTAACTCTCTTGAGCAGGCTGAATACCTCTTCCTTCTTGTACTTACCCTTCATGTAACCCAGTGCACGAGCCTTATCCTCTGTGATGTCAGCATGGATAGACTTTACTCTGCTGAAAGGTGTGTGGTGAGTTGAAGAGAGAACTCCATCAACCCAAGTTGTGTCTCTCTTGATGAAATCAGGTCTTGCCTCGATTGTACGGGCATCCGGGAACAGGTAGTCGAGGTTTGTGATACCGTAGTCTACGCCTGCTGCACTTGCATCACCATCAGCGTGTGCAAGAACTCCAGATTCGAGATTCTCGTGCCAAGCCTCCTTAAGAGATCCAAGCTTCTTGGCATCCTTAAGAATGGCCTTAAGATCGTCATGTGAAATAAAGTTCTGTGTTGCTGCTGCTCCCTGAGCATTCTGTGAAAATACGTTGTGTTTCACTTCTTCTTCCTCCTTGTTGTCTTTCTTCTCAGCTGGTGCTGGGTTGCTATCGCCCTTCTTCTGATCCTGGAGGATCTGAGCGATTACGATTGCCATTGCCTTCTTCTGCTCCTCATTGAATGTCTTGAGGACATCAGCAACGGTCTTTCCGGAACCTGAGTTCTGCTGCTCGCCTTCGTCAGCGTGCTCGATTTCATCAGGATTCTGAACAGTCATGTTATCGTCTTCCATGTCTTCGTCTCCTTCATCTTCTGAATCTGAATGCATAATCATCTCAGCGTAACCACCAAGAAACATGATCTCTGCTTCTTCTTCAGACTCTTCGCCATGTGCTACTATAGTGTCAATAAGAGCTGTCTTATCAGCACCGGACATCACAAGAGAAACCTCACGGATCATACCGTGGTAAATATCACCGGCTTTTCTCTTGAGGTTATTTGCCCAAATAGAGAATGCATCAATGTCACCATTGCCTACACACTCTTTTGCCTTCTGACCTTCTTCAGACTTATTGCAGTATGCGTAGCAATAAATGCCTTCAGGTCTTGGCTCCAGGATTGCATGACCGAGAACTTCTCCAATAGATTCATGATTGTGGTTCCACATAAGCGGAACTTTTGCTCCATTTTGAGAAGCGCCAAATCCTGGTTTGATTGTGGTTCCGTCGGTACAAAGTACGTCATACTTCGCAGCCCAACCGGCAAAATCCCAACCTTTAGGAATCTTCATTCTTCTGTACCTCCTTTATAGAATTGGTTTATCTGACACTTTAGCTATGATAGATTCAATATTGAAACCACCACTGCCATCGGTTCCACCCGTTCCTTCTCCACCCTGTGCTTCGATCTCTGCATCTGACTGGTTAAGGTTCGGATTGCGAAGTGTGTCAGCCTGTTCAGCATTGGAAGGTTTCTGACCGAGTTTTGATCTCAACTCATTAGAAGTCATGATCTCGTT